GCGCGACCGCCGTTTGTAAACTCTGTCACGGTCTTCACGCCTGTAAATGTCAGTTCCTGATTGTTGGTGTCGGTTCCGTCGTTCTCGGTCGCGCTTGTTTCGTCGGGGATAGAAAAACTACCTTTCAGGCGCCAAACATAGCGATATGTACCGTCTGTCAGCCGCAGGCGGTAACCGATAGCAAAATACTTTTCAGCGGTTTCACCGTCAATAAATGCGCCTGTCGCGGCGTCAATCTGCTTTCCTGTCACCTTTGCCAGCGTTGCAAGGGGGAGAGCGGGAACGGTCAGCGTTACTTCGTCCGAACCCTCAGAACGAATAATAATCATTCCCACATTGTCATAATAATGGGTCTCGCTGGAATTCTCGACCGTCTTTGAAATCTCTGCAACGGGCGCCAGTACAGAAACTGCGCCCGCGGTGTATGCGTTTTCGTTGTCATCTGCGGTAACTTCCGCAATTACAAGATTATCACACCCACGGAATTCAACGGCCTTTGTGTTGTCAACTGCCATATTTTTCAAACCTCGCTTTCATAATTTTCAAATTTGTAAACTGTAAAAAATGCGCCTGTATGCGTCGGGGCGTCAACGGAAATATCGTTCGGCTTTCCGTCCAGTATCCAACCCGCCGACTTCAGCGCTTTACGGGCGCGTTCGGGGATTTCCTCGACCTTTCGGGGGTCGGTCGAATAGAAATATACCCAAAAACCCCAAACCGCGCGGGTCGCCCCGTCATCGTAAAACGCAGCTTCGGGCGTTTGGAAATTCCAAAACGTGAAAAAACTGTCGGGGTATTCGTCCGCGCTGTTTATTGAACCCTGTAAAAATACGGGGTAATTAAACGCTTCAAGCGCCGCGATTAACTCACTTTTCATTCTTTCAACGCCCTTTCAATAGCCTTTTCAAACGCCTGCTGCTGAATTTTTACAATGTCTTTCCGCACTTTCGCGCCGTAAACCGCATTATATAAATTACGGTCGGGCGTAATGTGCGGTTGCCCGTGTAGTTTGGTACCATACATCAGGAAAATTGACGGTAAACCGCCGTCGGAAATGTCAAAACCAACATCAATACTTGCGACGTCTCCCGTCCATTCAACGGGGGAATTTTGTATAATGCTTTTCGCGGTTTTGCCCGTTTCGTTGTGCTGTGCCATTGCCGCCGTTAGGTTTTGGGCGACAACTTTCCGACTATCTTTCAGGGCATTTTCAAACGCTCGTTCGGTTGCCCCGCCCCCGATTTCGTCAAGGCGTTTTCTGTAAACGTCCAATTCGGCGAAATCAACCGTCATTTTCTTTTTTCCGTTTCGTGCCATATCACGCGCCGCCCTTCACGCGCTCGACCTTGAATTCACAAAATATATTTTGATCGTCAACATTTTCGGGCGGCGTGACAATTTCATAAGTCGCACCGTCTTTCAGAATTCGACAATTAGAAGATATATCAGGTCTGAACCATGTTGTTACAACGGCGCTTTTAACGACCGAATGAACGCCGTTCATTTCGCGTTCGGTTCCTTGAAATGATTTCCAGTTCACGAAAATTATTTCCCCGTCGTCGGGATATGTGGGAACCTCAACGCCGTTATATTTTGTGATTGTTGGTATTAAAAGCTTGACGGGCGTTCGCAGCTCGTTTATTGCTTTAGGTCTGTAAAGCATTACGAACCGCCCCCCGCCTTCGATTTCAAAACAAGCTGTGAAACGCGTTCGTGAAAATACGGGGACAATTTCGCATCACCCGCGCCGTTCGTCCAAAGATCGGAAACGCCGCGGGCAATAACACCAACGGACGCGGAAATCACACTGTCAGAAACGCCCGCGTTGCTCATGTAATCGGTGATTTCGTCAATATAAATTGAAATGGTATCGTCCATATACGCGCCCGTTACGCCCAACGCACTTTTTACGCCTGTCAGAATTCCCGCGTCCGCCATAGTGTCACCCCATTTTCTGAAATTAGTAACCGACCTTTGCGACGGTTACGGTTCCGCTTGCCAGTGTTGCGGAATAAAGTGTTCTGCCGTCGGGGTCTACCTCGACGCCCGCCATTGTTGCGGCGGCGCCGTTCTTTGTAAACCCGGCGTAATCATACGCGGGAACGAAATACACGGTTCCTGCGGTTACGCTCGAACCGAAATCAAATGTCTTGACGGGCTCCGAACAAATAACGGTCGCGCTGTTTGTGGCCTGCACAAAATCCCCGTCGGTGTCGGTTGCGTCCAGCTTTGCGGGCTTTGCTTCCAGTGCCATAGCAAGAACAAGGCCGTACATTGTCAGCAGGTCAACCGCTGTGATTGGTACAATTCTGTCATTGTTAATCATTGTTTTTTCCTCCTTTATTCGTCTTTGATCTTTTCGGCGATAATCGTTATATTATCGCCCTCGAACGAAACACCAACGCATTCAAGCTCTACGCCTGCCGCCGTGAAACGTTCGCCGATAAGGTTTTTAATGTCGTCCATTTTTCAAAACCTCTCTTTCTTATCTGTTCCAAATAATTTATGTCGCTGCTGCGGCCTTGTATCGTGATATTGACACAGCGTTTTGACTGCCTAATTTTGGAAATCTACATACTGCTACATTTATTTGTGCTTCCGCAATATAAGTACAAATAAACTGGCAATCATCATTGCGTATGTCATTAGGCCGATAAAAATTTTCCCCCTGCTTGATTATCACATCTTCACCGTCCGCCACCATTTGATATATTTCCCCGGTGGTCATTCCGTTTGGTAACGTCACAGTTGTACCTGTTGTCGTGCTTTCAATAATTTTGTGTTCACTGCCGCCGCCGATTTCAAGCCCCGTCATTGCGGCGATTACTTCCGCACTCAGGTTATCTTGTGCAACGTCGGCGGGGTCGCCGCCGAGTGCTGCATATAACGCTTTCAGTGCTTCAACATTTGTCATGTTTCTGCACCCCCTTTAGGTTGTTGCTTTCTTCTTGATCAGATAGTAACCGCGGGGGTTCAGCACCTTTCCGTCAACGACGGGCAGCATCTTGTTCACCCACTCGTTTCTATCCTCATCGATCCAACGACGGACGCCAAACTGCATATTTGTATTTATGCCGTATTCGTAGGGCTGCCAGAAAATACCCACAAAATCGCCCGCGGCGGCGGTGTCGAAATCTGGGAGAATGCTGGGTTCAACAAGGGAAATTTCACGGCCAAAGAAACGACCGTTCGGGTTTACTGCGTCGCCGTCATTGACTTCAAGGCCAGTCGCCTGACGGAAAATCGGGTTGTTATTGTTATCAGCCATTGTTTCAAGATAGCTTTCAACGGTAGACAGCGGGAAAATGAATTCGCCTGCACGATAGCCAAGGGGAATTTTTGCAAAGAAATTCTTTCTCCACTTGACCCAATTTCCGAAATCTGCGGCGGTCATTTCAATTATGTGGTCGGTCTGTCCGGTAACGCGGGGGTCATTCAGAATACCCAGCATCTGACCGTTACCCGTACCGCGAACAATCGCGGTGTCCATTGCCTGCATAAATGCAATAAGCATAATGCGGATAATTTCACGCTCGAAAAGGTCGATTGTTACGATACTTGACAGCAGGGTCTGCGAAACTCTGATTTCTGCCATATTATAGCCGAATTCAACATACTGCTTGATCTCGCCGCCGTCCTGACGGGGGGAAACAGTGCTTTCCGTTACCCACTTGAACGACGCGGTCAGGTCGGAAATCGGAATTTTCACGGCGCCCTGAACGTTCAGCTTTCTAACCTTGTTGTAAAGATTTCCGTATCTCTTTTCAACAAGATTTATAAACTCATTCAGAACGGTTGTCGGAATGGTCGCACCAAGTGTATTTGTATTGGCGGGGGTTCCGTCTCTCTGAACAAGATTTTCGGGAATGGGGGTTCCGCGCTGAACGAACGCCATAAATGCGCGTCTATACTCCATTGTGCCGAATACGTCGGCGCCCCTCTGTGCGTCTGCGGTTGCGGTTGCGGCGCTTGAAACAACGGTTCCCGAAACGCCGATATTACCGTTTACCCTCTGTGCGTCTGCGGGCACCTGCTGCCTCTGCTCCAGCTCTGCAGCCTGCTGTGCGGCTCTCTCTTCCTGCTCGATCTCGTCAAGCTCTGCCTGAACGTCGGCAATGTCGGCGTTGATCTCGTCAAGCTGCTCGGTCAGTCCGCGCACCTCTGCGGCGTCGGTGCTTGCCTTGCATCTCTCGTCAAGCTTCTGCTTCTTTGCAAGCAGTCTGTTCATTCTTGCCTGTAATCTCTGCTTTCTCATTGTGTTTTTAACCTCACTTTCAAAATTTTGACTTGAAAATAAACTTTGCTTTTGCCAGTTCCAGTTCCGCGGCGGTGTCCACCGTCGCCGCGTTCCGCTGCTTTGCGTTCTCCAACGCCGCCCGCGCATTGTCCAACGCGCTTTTACTTCTCGCGTCTATTGTAGCCGCGTCATAAGCGGGGAATGTTACCGCGCTTATTTCAACGACGGAACCGATTTTTGTAATATGACGGGTCGGGTGGTCGCTTTCAAGATCTTCCCATTCCTCGCCGTCAATCGAAAACATAAAGCTCATGCCCGAAATATCGCCACGCTGAACCGCGCTATATAACGAACGGGCTTCGGCGTTGTTTTCGGTGTCCAGCTTCACCCAATCCAAGGACAAACCCTGTATATCGGGGGTCAGCTGCATTGTGCTGTTTCCGTTGTTGCGCCTGCTCCGTGCAAGCGGAATTTTTGAAACGTCGTGATTTACAAGAAATCGAACGTCCGTCAAATCCGCATTGTCCAGCGCTCCGACGTCAATAATTTCATCGAACCACACCAAATCAGTACGCGAATTATACACAATCGGGCGGCCTGTCAGAATTGCGCCGTCGTCGCGCTGTTCGGCTCTGACATTGAACGTATACGAACGGCGTTCAAGCTCGTTTTTCTTCTTTGCGTTTGTCATTTATAATTCACCTTCCTTTTGTTCGTCCACAATGTCAACATTTACGTTTGATTTCGCGCCCGCCTGATATTGTGCGGCGTTCTCAGCGTCCACCCAGTTCAACGACTGGTAGCGTTTACCCGCCAATTCAGGCATTGGCCGCAGTCCCAGGGCAACGCGCTTTTCATTCTCGAATAATGCACCTGTCGGCGACAAAATATTGATCATTTCAAGCGTTTGTGAAATCGTCATGAAAATCAATTCTTTGGGATATAATTCAATTCGATTTCCGAACGCCTTTTCACGACTTGTAAAAACTTTCTTTGTGAACGCCTGCGAAAATGCTTTGATTATCGGTTCAAGCGTTTTCTGATAAAATGCTTCGTACTGTTCTTTGGTATAATCACCCGTCAGAATTGCAAGAGGAACGCCGAAATTTCGCAAAATCTTTTCGTCAATAAATTTCAGCGTGTCACCGTCTACAATCTGACTTTTCCGTTCAAGCGGCGTAAACTCTGCTTTCAGGTCAAGGGGCAAAAATCCGCTTTCGGAATTTTTCAATTTCCGTTCCAGCTCTTTCAATGCCGCTTCCGTTTCGCCGTCGTCAATCAGCGTGTTATATTTAACAATGCCGTTGACCGCATAGCTTGCATTCATTGCTTTTGCAACACCTTGCAATAACTGCTCATTCAGTTTCAGGGTTTTCAATAGTGCTTCATGGTCGGGCTGCCCCATTATGCCGCCGCCCATATACTGATTAACGCTATAGTTATATCTGATATGGATAACGTCGTTATATGGAATTGTTGTGTCCGATCCGTCCCAAAAATAGAAATGCACAAACAGGCGGCCGCTCGGATCCTCGATAAAATCAACTTGGGTCGGGTTTATCGGGTAGAGGGCTTTATAACTTCGGCGTTCCTCACCCGTTTTTTTATCTTTCCAAACGTCATAAACGGGAATAACAAACGCGTTGTAATTCATCAACAGCAAATATGTTATTTTTTCGATAAACTCCGATGTTGTCATTAAATCGTTTGGATTGTCCAAAACGTCTTGAATGGTACTTTTCACGGGGACGGAGTCGTTCTCTGTATAGCGTACATGGGACGGGTTCAATTTCTTCATTTCGTCCGCGATACATTTTAACGCCTGCTGTACGACGTCCGACGCATAAATGTTTGTACCAAATTGCGTATAGATCGGAGCAAATCCGTCAAGGGTCGGCGCATATTTCCGACGGCTCGGCGCCCTGTGAAATAATTTATCAAATAGTCCCGTGTTGATCACCCCTTAATCATCTTTTGTAAATCGCTCCTATAACGGCGGTACATTTCATAAGCAATTATAAAAGTAACCGCGCCGTCAATTCGTTTGTTCGGCTGTCCTGCAATTTTGACCGCTTGACAATTTCCCAAATTGTCAACGTCAATTGCGGCATTTCCCAAACACCAAATATCAATAGGATTTTCGTTATAATTTACAAATCGCGCTTTCAAATCCGCTTCACATAGTTTCATAGCGTTTGACAACGTGATTTTGTTCTGAATTACGATTTCCGTTTCAATGCCGTATTCGTCCATTCGTTTTATAAAATCTTTGGAGAATTTCACATCATAACCGCATTTGTACACCCGTAAGCCATAATCTTTATACAGTCTGAAAAACCAATCCGCAACAAGTGTTAAATCAATGTCGTTACCCTCGCAAATGGTCAACAAGCCTGCTTTCGCCCACTCTTTGTATTTGGCGCCTGCGGCTTTGTCGTCCGCGTCGGTCAATTTACTTTCGGGGATCCAGTAATGTGAATGTATGTATTTCGTTCGGTCGTTCGGTCGCATTAACAAAACTTTCGCGCTGGTCATATCGGTTGTTTCTGATAAATCGACCGCGCCCAAACACAACGCGCCGCGGAATGTTTCCAAATCGTAAACCGCCGAATAATTGTAATCGTCGGTATTCAGCCAAGCTTCCGCGTTGTTCTGCTTGAAATTGAAATCTTTTGCAAGAACAAAAACGCGGTCGGCCTTGCTCTTTCGGGCTTGATCAATTTGTGTTCGCAAATAGTCCCACTTCTTGACGATCCCGATTGACGGATTTGATTTTTGCCAGCTCTTTTCGTTTCGCCAAACCTCTTGTTCGCTGTCCTGCGTATATAACCACGGTAACGTCCTTTCAGCGGAAACGCCGTCGTCCTCACCGTTGATTATTTTTCTGCAATCTCTCAAAATATCGTCTAACGCGCCGTCATTGACAAAACCCTCGGTTGTAATGATTATCAATTTCGGATTGTCTTTCAGGCTTTGGCTTTGCTCAATCGCTTTCAAAATCGCGTTGTCTTTCATTTCGTGTACTTCGTCAACAACGGCAAAATCAATATTTCGACCTTCTTTGTTTCGTGTACGGTCAGACATCTTGAATATTTTGGAATTCGTCACCAAGATTTTTATAAATCGCTGATTTTTCTTTGTGTCAAGCTGCTCGGGATCTATCATCAGACGCATTGTGTCTATTGCGTCATACAAAATTGACGCCTGCACGTCGTCATTTGACGAACAAACCAAATCCGCGCCGTCGTTTCCGACAATGCTTTCCGTCAGCTCTAAGGCGCTGCACGTTTCTGATTTCGTGTTTTTTCTTGCTATCAGCAAAACGATTTTTTGGAAACGGTCAACGTGTCGTTCTGTGCCGTCATCGTCAATATACGTTCGGTCGGCCAGCTTGAACGAATAGGACGCTTCAATAAATGCCTTTTGCCATGGCATCAGCTTCATCGGCTTTCCGTAAAACGGCGACTTTGTCAGGCGAATACAATTTTCCATAAAATCAATTCTTGTTTCGGCGTCCCGCGTATCGTAAATGTAACGGGGGTCGTCCAAGTCAGAAATCAAATTGTCAAGCTCTGTCGTCAGCTCCACGCCTGCGATTATTTCGCCGCGCCGGATCGCTTCCCGATATTCAATTAAGTAGTTGCTCATTCTTTCGCCCTTAATCGGTTCAAGTATTCCCGTAACGGGGACGTTTCGGCGGTTTCGACTTTTCCCAAAACACCCAGCAGAATTTTAATGCAGTTGTTGTACTGTTGCAAAAATTCTTTGTACTGCTTTGCGGCCGCCGTCGGTTTCTGTCGTTCGGAGCGTTTGGGATCCACCATAATAAACGGTAATTTCCGCAGCTCGTCCAAGCGGATTTCAAGAAATACGATTTCCTCGATCAATTGGGCGGTTGCGGTTTTCGCCGCCCCGTCAAGGGGTTCACATAGTTTTTTCAATTCGTCCGCTCTGTCCATACCCGCACCCGATTTCAAAAACTCAAATCAAAAATCAAAAAATTTCAAATTTTCCGAAAAAAATTTCAAATTTTCCGAAAAAACTTTTCAAAAAATCTCAATTTTTGGCTTCGCGTGAATCTGTAGTCCCCCCGTGCAATCCCCCAAGGCGTTCA